ATGTTCTCTGGTATTATGTTTAACCGCTATCATTTCCCACCAACCACAAGCCCAATGTCCAAACCTTAAAATTTTAACATTGAGTGAATCCTCACCGTCTAACTCATTCATAGCTGATATAAAATTAGATCTTGTAAGTGTATCTGAGTCTCTATTCTGTGTTAACAAACAACGCCACTCACCAAACTCTGTCTCCCCTATGTAGTTGTCGAGACTATCCCAACCGCTTGGGTTTTTAATTATGTCGTTTACTAATTCCATTTTATTTACTCCTATTTTATTATTAGTATCAAGGTTGTAATTAACCTTATTGAACCCCTCAGATCAAGCCTGAGGAGCTCTAAAGATTAATTATATATCCCTTCTAACATTAGTCCATTTAACTTGTAAAACTAAATGTTCTAATTGGGTTTCTAAATAGTTACATTGTTCATCTACATCATAAAAATCTTCCCTTGTTCTGCCCCAATTACTGTTTAAGGTTATATCTTCAAGTATAAGTTTTATGTTACTTAATCGGTCTTTAAAACTTAAATTATAGCTCTTATTCTTTTCATCCCAACCATCTTGTTCATCTTTAAAACCTTCCCAACCTTCTTTTATTGGATTCATTTTATTTATCCTTTTTGTTATCGTCAAAAAGCCATAATAATTGAGGCAAGCCTAAGCCCACCAATAAAACTACTGATATGATTATAAATATTGTTTCGATCATTCTATTTCCTCCAGAACCCAAGTTAAAATAATCGCTTTTGTTAGATTATCGTCATTAGCTCCTACTTGTGGTGCACCATCACACCAGTCTGAGTGTTCTTCAAGAGACCAATTATCAACCTCTGCTATCTCTTTTTCTACTTGTTTAAGCCTTGCTAGAATCTGTTTCTTTGTTCTCATTTTGTTAGCTCCTATGTTAAGTTTTTCTGTAAATTATCAAATATTGATTTAGTTGTCAACAATAAAGTTCGAGATCTCGAACAGATAGTTAGCTCAATCCGGATTGCTGCAGCAATTTCAATAAGTTAGCTATTGAAAAAAAATAAATACAATTAGTTTAATGAGTGTTAACATCTCGAACACAAGTAAAAAAATGAATATACCCCACAACAAAGAGACGCACCACCACCCCCACCCACTTATTGAAAACTTTTAGTCAACAATGAGTCAACAATGAGTCGCGCTGTGTATATATGAAGGACCCGATGGGGGAATTTTTTTTTCGTGTCTCTATCGTATACCCATTCACATTTTTCTAACAAAACTTTTAGTCAACTAAAGCCCCCTAATAGGAGGCAATAGTCAACTATTAGCTAATAAGTCCTAAGTTTAACAGGTTTAGCTTTGGGTTTACGCTTAGTAACCTTAGGTTTAGGCTTAGGATTCCTGTATCCTTTTAGTTTAGGCATGGTTTATAGTCCTCTGTGGTCACGAATTTCTCCCTTGGATGAATCATAAGGGAATCGAGTGGAGACTTTGCGTACTCCTTTGTTCTTAACGGTCATCGGTGATGTGTCTTTAGCTGGAGGTGTAGGATTACGTCTCCCAAGGCTCGTATTGAAGCCCCCTGAACCTATATCTCCCCTGATCTTCTTTATCATACTTGTACTCCTTCTTTTTGTTAGGAATTATTTTAGTTCGGTAACGCTTATCTTCCCGAAACATTTTGTTTACTACTTGTGATTCAATCTCATACTTATCTTTTTTGTCTATTATTTTCATTTTATTTTAATTACGGCAGCTCCAGGCCAATTACTTTTTGCTCTAGTTAACGCATGACCTTCATTCATTCCTTTAACATCATCAGTTATAGTTTTACCATCTTTAAACTTAACTTTAACTTTAATACTTGTTTTATAAGCCTGTTCAGAATAACCCTTACCTTTTTCACTAACAGATGGGTCATTACGACTTCTTTTACCTTTGCCACTTCGAGGATACTTTTTAATAGATAAGCCAGAGTCAACTTTAGCTTTCTTTCGCTGAGTTACTTTTCCTTTTTGTCTCTTTGATCCTTTTCCTTTATAAGCTTTTTCAGCAGATTCTTGTTGTTTAGTTTTTGATTTTAAAGCTTTATTAACTTTTCTTTGAAGAAATTTATATCCTTTGTCTTTAACTATTTGAGCTGCTTTTGTAATCCCTAATCGTAAAGCAAGTGCTAATAAAGGTGCAGGCATTTTACATTATACTCCTTTTAAATGGTATACATCCTAAGTTAAAGTTATCAGGCATTTGTATCTTATTTTCTTTACTTTGTTCTACAAATTCCCTTTGTTTCTTATTACAAGCTTGTTCACTTTGAAAACTACCAACTATTTCTCCATGTTCAATATGAGGAGGTACTACAGAAAGATTTAGATAGATTACTACAAGGAGCCATATCACTAGACTTGTACCCAAACATTTTCATCTTCATAGGATTGATCTACGGTTGCCATGAAAGACTTAATGTTATCTTCAAATTGTTCATTTCTTCTCTCATGGTACGCTAATGTTTCATCAGCAGCCATTTGTTCTACCCAATAGTTGACTCCCATAGCAAGGACATCTATTCTATCGTCATACTGAAGTGACCCTTTGTCTCGTGTAAGTCGAGTCATTTGATAGAATAATTGTCTACGAGGTTCTTCTTTAGAGTTCTCATAGTCATTTCTAGCTTCTTCCAAGTCTATAACAAGCCTATGTTGGTTCATTATAGGCTCTAATACATCTATAATCCTTGCTTCTTTTTGCTTAGAATGTTTTATTTCTTCTACATGACACTGGTGATACTGGTTAAGTACAGGTTTAAATAGCTCGGTATACATACCATCACCAAAGTTAGCTTCTATTTCTATTACATTAACTTTGTATTTCTGAGCTATCTTGGCTAATTGTGTAAGTGTACCGCGATCATAGCCACCTTTAAGTCCACCAACAGCTAACACAAAGATCTTACCATTCAGTAGTTTAGTGACAACATAACCTGTTTCATCAGCTCCTCTACCACTAGGATCTAGGTGTAGTGCAGCTCCGGTATACTCATAGTAATCCTTTGAGACTTCAAAAGGCTTATAGAAGTAATCTCCGGTTAAACCCACAGCAGGCAGATCCAGGAGCTCATCTTTAGCATAAAGTACCCTGCCAGGCCCTTGGTCTGAATCTAGAGGAATTACAAGTAGATCCCTGAGTTTAAGCGGATAACGCTGATCGTCCTCTCCTGAGGTATCCAGCATAAACTGGAGAGCAAAACCAGATTTACCATAGGAGGACTCACGTTCAGTTAAATCTAAGTCATCAAACCTGAGGGGGTCTGTGGGCTCTCCAGTGGCTTTCTGAAGGACATTTATGAAAGGAGACAGCTTGGTACTATAGAATTCTTTTAGGCGATTGTCGGGCATCCTAGCAGGCCAGATGCGACATTCGTATCCTCTGGACTGTAAGCTGCTATAGAGAGATTCTTCTACTTGTGGTGTACCTAAGTAAATAATACGTCCAACTTTAGGCATAACTACAGCATCAAACTCTTTTACTACTTCACCTAGCTTATCTCGCATGACTTGAGTCAAAGCATTAGATAATACCTCGACATCATCTGCAATTATAATGTGAGCCCGACTACCGACAATCTGTCCAGTAATACCAACAGACTTGACAGAAGGAGCATGGGAAGCCCTAGCAGGAGCAACGTCAAAGGCCACATTGGAGTTACGCTGATCCTCTCGTGCTCGTAGGTGTTGTAATATTGGCATTTCGTTAATGATTCTTTTTGTAAACGTGCTGAAATCATCAGACCTCTGTTTAGATGCAGACACCACTAGAAATTTCAACTGTGGGTCTACTAAAAGTTTCCATACGACAAATGCTGAAGTAATCCAAGACTTACCTACTCCTCTGAAAGCTTGAATGATGAGCCTCTTAGGTCCACCTTGGAGGTAATCAGCTATATCATATTGTATTGGGGTGGGTTCAGGGAGAGCTAAATGTTTCCATGCTAGATACAGGAAGTTCCTGAAATCAGATTTAATTAGCTCTAGCTGGCTTTTTTGGGATTTCATCAAAAGGAAGTTCTTCTATTAAACTTTTTATATCCAGATTATTAGAACCAGCACACTCAATATTGTTATCTCTAAGAAACTGACGTGCAACATTGAGATCTGCTGGAGAGGCATCGCCTGATATAATTTTTGCTTTAAGTGTTTTAGCAAGGATTCCATGTAATTCTCCTAAATCCTTTTCAGAACTTTTATTCTCCATTCTCACAGCTCCTTAAGAGATTATATTGTTTATGTAGCCAAGCATCAGATACCTTATAGTGGTGCTCGTCTATCTTGGTTATTGTCATATCACTAGGAATTATGATTGCTTTTTCTGTCGTGCAATTTGCTAAAAAGAAGGGTAATACGAGAAGCATCCCCATCTGCAATAGCTTTATCAAATTGTTCCTTGTTTTTAATACGTTCACGTTCTGGTTTTCCTTTCAGATACCACAAGACTATCTGGAAAATAGCCTTAAGTAATCCAAAGATTCCCATTATCTTACTTTTTATTCTTTAAAGAATGACGTTCTTTACCTAATTTCCAAGTGATACCACCTGTCATACCTACTAATGCCCAAGTCTCAGGAGCAAATACATGATAGCCCATCATTTGACATATACACATCATAATACCCATAAGCATTATAAAATACGTCTTATATCCTGGCATAAAGCTATCAATAAGTTTTATAATCGGTCTAATAATCGTTTCCATTAGCAGTTCCTATCCATTAAATGTGCGTTAGTAATTAAAGACATGGGTATATAACCACATCCTTTGTACTTCTCTTTTTCAATCATGTCTTTATTGTAACCAATAACCGCATGATCGTTTGAAACTCCCATCAAAAAACCACAAGATTCATATAAAGCTTTTTTTACATTAAGATTACCAACAGTTACTTCATCACTATCATCATAAGGATCAAACCATTCGATAATTATAAGTCTATGTAAATTATCTTTATTTGTAAGCAGCTCTGTTACTAATTGATTTCTTGTTTTTCTCATTTAGATAAACCTAACCATGCAATTATAGTTCCGGTAATAGAAATCATAAAAAGCCAAAGTCGATTAGAAGTAGCTTGCGCTGTTTTCATGTTACGAACATCACCTACTAAACCGTTCATCTTAGATTCTCCTCTAAGAATTAGTTCATGTTCATTAACTTCATCTTTAGTTGTAGACAAATCCTGATGTATTAATAGTACATCTGTGTGCATAGCATTTAGTTTTTCAAGTACGTCTTTTTCAGGCACAGA